GGACATCGACGCTGTTGCCAAGTCGGATGAGATTGAACTTAAGGAGAAGCAGCAGACGATTGATGCTCTCTATAAGAGTGACCAGACTGACTTGGCGAACCAAAAACACAGGTCGGACAACATGCGTATGGGCATGGATGCAACGCATAAGGCTAATGCACTTAATAAACCACAGCCTCCCAAGGCTGCACCGCCGAAAGGTAATGCATGAAGAAGTATCAGAACGCATACGAGTACCTCATCTCCAAGCTCACGGAGAGACAAGAGGAAGTCGGAGCGCACATTTGTACCGGACGACTCGCTAGCTTTGAGGAGTTCCGGGCACTCTGCGGATTTATTGATGGTCTCAAATACGCAGAACAATTAATCAGAGACCTTGAGAAACGTCAGGAGCAAGACGCAGATGAGTGATTTAAATTTTAATCCGCAACCCACCCAGCTTCCGGACCCTACTGGGTTCAAACTGCTGTGTGCAATTCCGCAGATCGAAGAGGAATATTCGAGCGGCATCATTAAGGCAGAAAGCACTGTCAAGACCGAGGAACAGACCACTGTGGTTCTGTTTGTGGTCAAGGTGGGGCCGGATGCTTACAAGGATACCAATCGTTTCCCAAGCGGTCCTTGGTGCAAGGTCGGGGATTTTGTCCTCGTACGCCCGTATTCCGGTACCCGAGTCGTGATTCACGGCAAGGAATTCCGCATCATTAATGACGATACCGTCGAAGGTATTGTCGATGATCCCCGTGGCATCCGCCGCGCATAAGGAGTAGAAAATGGCAGAAGATTACAAATTCCCTGACGAAACTCAGGATGTTACGTCGGATAATTCCGATGATGTGAAGATTGAGATTGTGGATGACACCCCGGAACAAGATCGTGGTCGTCAACCCCTTCCAAAAAATATTGTTGAAGAACTGGAAAGTGATGACCTTGAGGAGTATTCCGACAAGGTAAAGAAGCGTCTCTCCCAGATGAAGAAAGTCTGGCATGACGAGCGCCGTGAAAAGGAGAAATACTCCCGCGAGCGTGAGGAAGCTGTCCGTTATGCACAGCGTGCTTTTGAAGAAAATAAGCAACTAAAACAACGACTTGGCGCTGGCGAGCGTGTTCTTGCAAACGAGTTCACGAAGTCCGCTACCAATGATGTTGCTACAGCACGCGAGAAGCTGAAGGTAGCTTACGAGACCGGGGATGCTGAAAAAATTACTGAGGCACAGGAAGCCCTGACCGACGCCAAGCTTCATATGAAAGATGTGGAACGATTTAAACCCTCTTTACATGAAGAAGATAATCAGGTACAACGTACACAACAGGTGCAGCAGCCGACCGTTACGGCAGACCCCAAGGCAGAAACTTGGCGGGAACGTAATCAGTGGTTTGGTACAAACAAGCCCATGACTGGGTTTGCGCTAGCCCTGCATGATGAGCTTGTCGAGTCTGGAGTCGATCCGCGCAGCGACGACTACTACCGGCGAGTCGATTCGACGATGAAGAAGCGTTTCTCGGATTATTTCGAGGGCGCTGACAACACGGATGTGGACGATAAGCCCGCACCGCGCAGAGCTTCTACTGTCGTTGCACCAGCTACACGCTCAAGTGCTCCGCGTCAGGTACGCCTGACCGCATCCCAAGTCGCACTGGCAAAGAAACTCGGTCTTACCCCCGAAGCTTACGCCCGAGAAGTAATGAAACTGGAGAACGGCAATGGCTGATAATCGACTAGCACGCGAAGTAGAAAATCGTGAAACCACGCAGCGGAAGATGTCTTGGACTCCTCCGCAATTGCTACCGTCTCCTACCGCTTCACCCGGTTGGCAGTATCGGTGGATTCGGACTTCGATGATGGGTCAGGCTGACCCCACGAATACGTCCGCGAAGCTCCGTGAGGGTTGGGAGCCTGTAAAGGCCGAAGACCATCCGGAGTTGATGATGCAGGCCGACCCGAATTCCCGCTTCAAGGGGAATATCGAGATTGGTGGGCTGTTGCTCTGCAAGGCTCCTGAGGAACTGATGAAGCAGCGTGATGATTATTACGCTAAGCAAAATCAGGCTCAGATTGAATCTGTAGATAACAGCTTTCTTAGGACGGAAGACCGTCGCATGCCGCTCTTCAACGAGCGTCGTTCGAGTACGTCTTTCGGTAAGGGCAAATAACTTTTCTTTTTTAAGGAGCCAAAAATGGCATATCCCACGATTGACAGGCCTTACGGCTTTAAGCCAATCAATCTGATTGGTGGTCAGGTATACGCGGGTTCTACCCGTCAGTTGCCTATTGCTTACGGTTACTCGACGAATATTTTCTTTGGTGACTTTGTCGCCCTTAACCGTGGTCAGGTGGTTCGTCAGGCCATTACGACCACGGGTGCATTGAACTGGGCAGGTACGATTACTGCCGCTGCTGGTACTTCGTATGCAACGGGTGCTGGTGCGGTTGTCGGCGGTACCCTCAACGTTGTCGGTATCTTCCTCGGCTGCACGTTCACTGACCCGGTGACCAAGCAGAAGCGTTTCTCGCAGTACTGGCCCGCCTCGACGCTGGCTGGTGACGCGGAAGCCTATATCGCTGACGACCCGGATATCTGCCTCCGCGCTGCGATTGTGACTGCTACTGGTGGTACGACCCTTGGGTCGGTAGCCCCGGCGATGGTAGGCCAGAACCTGACGGGTTCCGACCTTGCCGGTAGCGTTGCCACGGGTAACTCGGCTAACGGTCTCGTGTACACGGCAATCACTCAGACTGTTGCTGGTGAACTTACTGCTAGCGCCAACCCGTTCCGCGTTGTGGAAGTGGTTTCTGATACGGCGGTGGTTCTGGGTACGGCGACGTACTCTTCGGGCACTTCAACCATCACTACGTCTGCTAACGTTGCCTTCGCGGTTCCTGTTGGCGCGCAGTTGTCGTGGGTTGCGCCCAACGGTCAGGTGGTTGATACGGGTTCGTTTGTGGCGACGGCAATTGCCGCCAACAACACGACTTCGGTTGTGTTGAGCAATGCTCCGTTGACTACTCCCGCCGCTAGCTCGGTGTTGGTATTCACGCAGTATCCGGAAGCGATTGTTAAATTCAACATTGGCACGCACGGCTACTATACGTCGCTGTCCGTCGTCTAATAGGGAGCATATAAAAAATGGCTATTTCACGCGCACAACTACTCAAGGAACTGCTCCCCGGTCTGAACGCTTTGTTCGGTCTGGAGTACAAGCAGTATGGCGAACAGCATAAGGAAATCTACGAGGTTGAGTCCTCGGAACGTTCCTTCGAAGAAGAGACCAAGCTCTCTGGCTTCAGCGCCGCTCCGGTGAAGAACGAAGGTCAGGCAATTGCGTACGATAACGCGCAGGAAGCTTGGACTGCTCGTTACAACCACGAGACCATCGCTCTCGGCTTCTCCATCACGGAAGAAGCTGTTGAAGACAACCTGTACGACTCGCTGAGCAAGCGTTATACCAAGGCTCTGGCCCGTGGTATGGCGTACACGAAGCAGGTCAAGGCTGCGTCCATCCTGAACAATGCCTTCTCGGCGGCGTACACGGGCGGTGACGGCGTGGCTCTTTGCGCCACTAATCACCCGCTTGTCTCTGGTGGCGTCAACAGCAACACTCCGGCTACCGCTGCCGACCTGAACGAAACGTCGCTGGAAGCGTCGGTAATTCAGATTGCCGCGTGGACGGACGAGCGTGGTCTGCTCATCGCTGCCAAGCCCCGCAAGCTTGTCGTTCCCCCGGCCCTGATGTTCGTTGCTAAGCGTCTGCTTGACACCGAGCTGCGTGTCGGCACGACGGACAACGACATCAACGCCCTCAAGGCGATGGGTTCGATTGCGGAAGGCTTCACCGTCAATAACTTCCTCACGGACACCAACGCTTGGTTCCTGATGACGGACGTTCCGAACGGTCTGAAGCACTTTGTGCGCTCGCCGCTGGCGAATGGCATGGACGGCGACTTCGACACGGGCAACGTGCGTTACAAGAGCCGCGAGCGTTACAGCTTCGGTTGGAGTGACCCGTTGGGCATCTTCGGTTCGCCGGGTGCCTGATGAGACGGGGGTCGGGGCAACCTGACCCCCTCTCTTTATAGTCGATTATAGGCAAATATAGGAGGTACCCGTGGGACTCGCAACGCATCTTGGCCCTTGGCTGTTAGGTACTGTCCGTAACACTACGGGTGCTACCGCTGGCAATATTAGGAATCTTGGTGCTACAGTTGTAGCCCAGAGTTTTGATATCGTCCCGTCTACGTTTGCCACTACTACTTGTTTCGCTATCCCTGCTGGTTCGCTAATTCAACAACTTGACTTGTTGAAGTCGGTGACTACAACTGGTACAACTCCCTCAGTAGCTTTTAACATTAACGGTCAAAACGTCGTAAGCAGTGTAAATTTAATTAATTTGTCTGACGGGTACACCCTACCCGACAATCTAACGCCGGGGCCGTATACTGGGTTTATCAACACCACCACCGTGGGGCTTCTGCTTAGGAACGTTGGTACTACCGACGCCACGTTTGGGTACACGATTACCGGCACCCTTACTGCTAGGCGTGTTACTGCTATATTGAGCTACATCGTCCGTAACCCGGACGGTACTACTGTTTAATTTCTGGGGTTAACAGCTACGTAAA